CAGAACGGATTGAGGCGGTCGAACTCAACGTGCTTTGGATCGTCTCAGCCGTCTGCGGATCCACCAGATACCCACCATCTGCGGCGATGTTGGTGGCAAGCGCCTTACCTTCCAGCTCCAGCCCACGCAGCGCATCATCATCGCCCGACCGCAGATAGGCAGCAAATGCCTTTTGGTGTGGCGCATCCTCAGCGGCGGCAGTTGCCAGCGCAGGGCGGGCATTCATCATCGTCTTTCGATCCAGCTTGTTCATCCGGTCATCCTGTTTTTGAATTTTGGCATTCACGCCGTGGGAAAAGTCTTTGAAATCGCTCACGAACCCGGCAATCGCCGCGTTCAAAGCCTGGGCAGGAGACACATCTTCCCCGACCCGAGAATTGCTCTCAGTCTTCGTCATCAATCATTCCTTTGATCGTGGCGGGGGTTAGTCCCGTGCCATCAAACGGCGTGCATCCTCAAATGCAGCGGCCAGGTCGCGCATCTGGGTATCAACCGGGTCATGCCCCTTGCCTCCCACACGCGCATCAGGAAGCATGGGGAATGTAACCAAGGACACCTCCCACAGTTCCAACTCAGACAGAAGGCGTCCGCCCTTGTCATTCTTATGGGCCTTCACGGTGCGATACCCGATGGACAATCCATCAATTGCCCCGGCACCAATCAGCGATGCGGCTTCACGCCCTTTGGCCACATCGGTCAGTAGCCGGCCCTTCACCCACAATCCGCGATCATCCTCGCGGACCTCATCCCAAACACCGATCGGCTGGGCCGGATCATGCTGCCAAAGCATCTTGATCGATCGGCCTTGCAATAATGACGTTGCATAAGCCCCCCGCTCCACCGTGTCGCCACCCTGATCGGCCTTACCAAATAATGAAGCATAACCGCTGATGATCGTGCCATCGGTCACGGTAACCTCTGCGCCAAGGGCACAAAACTTGTGTTCCAAACTCATAGGGGTCTCCCACTCAGCACTTTGATAATTTCGAAAACCAGCAACCCGGCACAACCGCAGACAATCAACCAGATTTGCCACTCCAACCGCGAAACCATAAACTCGATCCGACTTAAGCGGACATCAACCTGGGCAAACCAAAAATCCGAAACCGGCGGCTGCGTTGGTTGTCGGGGCTTGCCCTGAATGTCTACAACCTTACTGTCCATGTCCGACCTCCAAAGCAGGCAAACCCAAAAGGGACCGCTTTTCAGCGTCCGTTAGAAAACCCGCCTCAGAAATGCGACGCCACTGGGCATCGCGTTCAACTGACAATGCCGGAATCTGGTCCAGATCGGGGCGTAAGACGACGCGCTCATCAGCATAATCTGACAGCCAATTGGCAATGGCCGTGACAACGCGTGTCGCCAGCGGCAGCACGGTCAAACGGTAAAACGCGCGATTTGCCTCCTGATAGTTGGCATAGGTCGCATCCCCCGGTAT